ACCGGGTGAATGGTTCGATGACCAAGAGAAAAAGTCGCATATTCGCTATAAAGTGGATATCTTCGACAAAGACAGCACAAGCGATTTAGCTGTCAAAATTAATGAAATCTTTGCATCTTTAGGATTGCGAAGGACAGATTGTCAGGATGTACCTGATCCGTCGCATTTGCGTCACAAGTTGATGCGCTTCGAGGGAATCGTTGACCTGAATTCACAATTGGTTTATCAGTATAGAATGGAGAATTAATACATGTTAGCAAACGGAATTAAGCTTGCTTTTAGTAAAACTAAAGGCGATTATCAAAATCTTGTAGGTTTGAAAGAAGTGCCTGAATTTGGTATTGAACCTGAAAAAGTCGAGAATACGACTCTTGCAGACAAGGTTAAAAAATATGAATTTGGTATTGGTGATGCTGGGGAGCTTGAGTACAAGTTCGCTTATGATAACACAACTGCCACTTCACCTTATCGTGTCTTGCGTAATGCTGCAGACAACAAGGAGAAGCTCTACTTTGAGCAAACATACCCAGACAATACCAAGGTTACTTTTGAAGGTCAAGTATCCGTTAAATTGGGCGGTGGCGGAGTGAACTCTGTTATCGAATTCACACTCAAGATTGCATTGCAGTCTGAATTGACATTTGTTGATGGAATTGGAGGTTAATAGATGGCTCTACCATACGCTATTTGGAAGGTTAGTGAGGATAAGGAGTTGAAGCTCCGCCTCACGTCTTTGCAAGCGACGAAAGTTGAAGAAAAAATTGGAGCGAACTTGCTCAAGGTGTTCATGCCTGCTGAAGGCGAAGCCTTTGCTTTGCCACCACTGAAAGTCATGTTGTTGTTGACCCATGGAGCGCTTCAAAAGTTTGAGCATGGACTCTCATTTGAAGATGTATCTGACCTTTATGACGATTATGTCGATAACGGTGGGGATCAGGCAGCATTCATGGCAGACGTTATCTTGCCGATGCTTCAAGTTTCGGGTTTTATGCCACGGGAGAAAGCAAGCAAGAAAGCTCCCAAGAAATCCAAAGCAAAAATGGAAGTAGTCGACTAGAATCGACTGCAGTTACATCAGTAAAAGAAATGGTCGAGAGGTTATACCCAATGTTCTTAGACATCGGGGGGAGACCTCTCGATTTTTGGGATTTGACGGTACTTGAAATCAGAGACATGATTGAAAGTTACAATCGTGTCACGATTCAAAAGCAAAAAGAAAAAATCATTGAATCTTACAGACTTTCGCAGATGATAGCAAATAATGTATCTTTGTTGCTTTCAAAAGATGCCAAACCACTTGAAGTATGGGATTATGCTCCTGAACTTTTTGAGAAAGAAAGAGAGCAGGTCGAACAAGCACGATTGGCTCAAGAATTGAGATTGCATAAGGAACGCATGCGCATGTTTGTCGAAAGTCACAACCGAAAATTAAAAATGAAAGGAGAATAGATGGGAGTTACTCTTGATGAGCTCAAGGTTATGATTGATGCCGAAATCGCACCTTTCAAGAACAAGATGAAAGAAGTCGAGAATAAGGTAAAAGATGCCTCTAATAAAGTACAAGCATCAACTAACAAAATCAAGGCGCAGTCTGGCTCAATGCTTGGTATTTTTGGTAAATTAGCCAAATTCGCTGGATTTGCTTATCTTGGTAAGAAATTGCTCGATGTTGGCATGTACTCAACGCAGATGGCTCTTGAAGTCACAGCATCGATTAACCAAATCAAGCGTCAAATGGGCGAGAGCTCACAGACATTCTTAAAATGGGTAAATGACAACGCAAACGCTATGAACATGGGCGTTGGTGAAGCGACGAAATACGGGGCGGTATATTCAAACCTATTTTCTGGCTTTATCAAGGACTCTAATAAGCTGAGCGCATATACTGCTAAGATGCTTCAGACATCGGCAGTTGTAGCTGAAGGTTCAGGTCGTAGCATTACAGACGTTATGGAGCGGATTCGCTCTGGTTTGCTAGGGAACACCGAAGCAATTGAAGACCTAGGAATCAACGTTAATGTGGCGATGATTCAATCCACCGAAGCGTTTAAACGCTTTGCGAATGGCCAAAGTTGGGACCAACTCGATTATCAAACCCAGCAACAAATCCGCCTCATGGCTATCCTGGAGCAAGCGACTGCTAAGTATGGCACAACCTTGTCTCAGTCAGTCAATGGTAGTATCAGCCTTTTCAAATCGTTGCTGAAAGACTCAGCTCTGAACATTGGTAACGCATTCTTGCCGATAATCAATGCTATTATGCCAGTCTTGAACTCGTTCGCTATGGTACTAAAGAACGTGACTGCTAAACTCGCTGAGTTTATCGCTCTCATGTTTAACAAGAAAGCGACTGTAAAAGACGGTGTGGCTGGAGCGGTCGGAGACATGAACGGAGCCTTACAAGATGCAGCAGGTGGCGCAGGCGACCTCGCAGATGCTATGGGCGACGCTGACGATGCTTCGGGTGGTCTAGCTGATAATCTCGGAGACTCAGCCAAAAATGCTAAAAAAGCAGTCAAAGAATTGCTTGGTCTAGCCGGATTTGACGAAATCACGCTTTTAAACAAGAAAGATGATTCTGACGACGGAGGCTCTGGCGGTTCAGGCGGTGGCAAAGGCAAAGGTAAAAAAGGTAAAGGCGGTAGCGGGCCTTTCAAAGACATCTTGCCAGAAATAGCCTTGACTGACATGGATAGCCAATTCAAGAGCATTTTCGACGGCCTTGGAGATAAGCTGAAAGGCTTAACAGACCTCTTTAGCAAGGGCTTCACTGCTGCATTCAGAGCAGAAGGATTAGAACGCATTAAGATTGGTCTTGGCCAAATCAAGACCACGCTTGAAGAAATCGCTACTGATCCACGGGTAGTCAATGCTTTTAATGGTATGACCGAGAAAATCGCTTATGCGCTAGGGCAGATTGCAGGTTCTATCGGTACGGTCGGAGTTGGTATTGGTGTTTTTCTTGCTGAAAGCATAGCGAATGGCCTAGGTCGTCAAAAAGAGCGTATTATTCGCTCGCTTGTGGCTCAATTCGAGAACACGGGCAATATGTTTGCATCGGCTGGAAACATTGCTCAGGCGTTTGCAGATGGCTTCTATGACGTCATAACATCGACTGGCGCTGTTCGTATCGGAAGTTCGATTGTGTCTGCTGTTTTAGCTATTCAAGCTAGCATCGTGGAGATTGGCTTTAAACTCGGCGGTGACCTACTACAAGGCATTGAGAGAAGTGTTACAGACAATATGCCTGGCGTTGCTGAGGCTTTTTCGAATGCATTGTCTGCAATTGCTCCTATTTTCGAGAGTGCTGAAAAAGCAATCAATGATCTGTCAGACTCAATTAGTCGTGTGTATGATAATTACATTCGCCCATCAATTGAATCGTCAACGAAAGCTATATCAGGCATTATTGGCTTGTTTGTAAAAGGTTGGAACAATCACATACAACCGGTTATAGAGAAGCTTGGTCAAGGTTTCTCAGACACAATTGGCAAACACATTTCTCCATTTATTCAAAAGGTTTTGGATATGGTCGCAAGTTTCCAAGAAATGTCACAAGTCATCACTGCTTACGTTGCACCAGTAATTGGCTTTATCGTTGAGAAATTGACGAGAGTTCTAGCTCCAACTCTTGAATACATTGGAGAAGTCTTCCGTGTATTATTCAACACAGTCGCTGATATACTTGGGGGCGTAGCCGACTTCCTCAAAGGCGTGTTTGATATCATCACTGGTATTCTTACGAGTGATATGAGTAAGATTTTTGATGGTTTCACCGAAACGGGCGATGCTATCATGAATATCTTATCTACAATCTTCACCGGATTGATAGACTTGACTTCTGCTGCTTTAAAAGTTCTGCTAGATTCTGTTATTGCTTTGTTACAAATAATTTGGGATAGCACAATAGCAATATTGAAAGCAATTTTAGACAGTATTATTGCTTATTTCCAAAGTCTCTGGGACAGCATTGTTGCCATCTTCACACCACTCGGTGAATGGTTCGCAGAGCGTTGGATTGATATCACGGTAGCTTTGGCG